GCAGCACTCACAAACTTTTCTCTGTTGGTGTAGTTTCCCGACCTGCCGGTAGTTTCGTGCCATCCCACAACCGACCTTCATTCAAGGCGGCCAACATCTGATCGTTGATGATGAGAAACTCCTGAAGCAACACGCCTTTATAGCTCTTGACGGTAAAGATGTCATCAACGCCGCTAAGCAGCATTGCTGCCTGTCGAGCTTTCGAAAGGACACTCTTGGCTTGTTGAATGTTTCCAGTGAGAGCAAAAGCAATGTGGATTGCTTGGAAGCAATTTGCCTGAATATGAAGAGGAGCGTCGGACACTTCACCGCATGCCTCATAATAGGATAAAACCTCGCGCCAGGCAGGGATGTCAGCCACACCTTCCGCACGTCTGCGAGCCTCTGCAAGATTGAAGGTGTTCATCAACAAGTTTAGCGGATGTTTATCTGCCTTCTTTGTGATTTGTAAGGTTACGGAAAAAGACTGCACAGCTTTCTCCGGAAGTGATAACGTAAGGGATAAGCATCCTCTCTTGTGGTGAATTTCGGATAGTCTATGTTTCGATATTCTTTTTGAGGCCGAAATGGCCGAATCGCAAAGCGCGAGCGCTTCATTTGAGGCATCTACGCTGTTGTAGTGTTGTTGTAGCCAATGGAAGGATTCCCGGTGCGATTGATCCTTTTCAAAACACTGCCTCGCAAGTGATGCCGCCGTTTTCCTGTCGCCCATAGCAAGCTTGAGTTTGGACATCAAGAAAAGTCCATCAGCCCTATCGTGAAATTCAGAGGATATGACGGTGTAAAGTTTGTCTATCCTGCTGGGGTTAACGCATAAGGTCGCCAATCCAGGTAATGGTCTGATCGGCCGTGCCAACAAGAATGCCGGAGATCAGGTCCGCTTGAGCGAATAATTCATAAAACGGAGGCTGGCTTTTGTATTGTGCCTGCCTGGCATGGTGCCGAGCTTCCGGCCAAATATATGGAGGTTCTACAGGAAGAATCAATGGTTTGATCTCCTGTGGGCTGGTGGTGTTCTCTGTATGCCGAGTAGACATAATATGATTTCCCCATTTAGGGTTGCTTTGTGTTCACTGTTTGTTCTTCTCTTTTATTCAGCTTGGCTCCCTATCGAAACCCCAGCATATAATACAGCCGATCGGCTGTGTTAGTCAACAAAGATTATGACTAACATTCTTACATGGTAATCAGAAAAGCAAAAGACCGCCGCCTTAAGCAGATCGGCTTAAACATTCGCTCTCATCGCGAAGCATTGCGATTAACTCAAGAACAACTGGCAGAAAAGGCCGACATGCATGACCGGACTTTGGGCAAAATAGAGCGCGGAGAGATTAATATTTCTATACTTATTTTCCTCCAACTGTGCAAAGCGTTAAAGATTTCGTTCGATAAAATCCTAAACAACATTCCCGAATAGCATCCTAATCTATTTGTGGCTATGAACGCCAACAACTACGGCAGCCACCGCATTATTATGATTTCTTTCATCGCGCACAGTCCTCCCAAGTGCCATACTTCACTCGCGGCGGCCCGCTTATTCCGGCGCCCATAGGACGGGCCAGGACCACCAGCGCCGACTCGTCATATGTATGATCTTCCATGCGCGTATCGCAATCCTCGACATTATTCGGGTCAGGTTGCAGGAGCGGAATTGTCCGAATAAACGCCTCGCATCCCCGATACACCACCATCATCGGCAACCGGCCATCATTGAATATCCGTAATCTTTGATGAAACTGCCTGATCTTCAAGATGCGGCTCGGATCCCCAGGCGTCAGGATCAGACCGGCACGCGCGAATACCTCGGCCGTTGACGGGCCCTGTCCGCCGCCGCGGTAGTCGGCCTTTTTATTGAAACACGTTGGGTCACATATCCGCGTGATATGCCGGCCGTCTATCCCCATGCGCTTTTCATGCGCCACGATCCGTTCGGCAATCTCTTCATCCGTCTGGCGCAGTCCTACATCAATCTGCCCGGACATCATCCCATAAAGTTCCGTGAACCGATACAAGCGGCCGTCCTGGTCCACCCACCACCAGCCGGTCGAATACGGTTTGCCGAATCCCCAATCGAATGTCATGTATATCGGGGCATTGGCCGGCACCGGCAACGGTTGGATGACGTGGCTTTTCTCATTAAACGCGAACATCTGGCCTATAAAGATGTCCCACCGACCTTCTTTGTACGCCGTCCGGTACGGCTCCGGTAGCCCATCCAACCTATCTACATACCCCGGGTCCTTCTCCATCAGACTTGGATTGTCCTCCAGGAGCGCCGGAATGTATTGCCGGAACATCCCGCCTTCATTCGCGGGCGCCTCCACAATCTCCATCGGTTTCGCATAGTCTACCCAACGAGCCTTGGAAAAACGATGCCCGATACCGCCAGGATTGCTCGCGCAGATGATACCGGGGATCTTATGTCGCCAACGCTTTGGTATATCCAAAGTACAACGCAAACGTCCGCGCAAATAGTCGTAAATAAATTCGGTGAATGACGTTAACTCATCAATAAGAAGCAAGTGGATTTCCGCCCCTTGATAATCAAACACGTCTTTCTCATGCTGACAATGGCAAAAGTGAATTATCGCGCCATTGGGAAATGACCAGCGTTTCTTTTGGTCATTCCACTTGCACAGATTGCGGGGATATTCGGTTAAAGACGGAACAATGTGATTTCGTTCCAACTCCGGAAACGTCCTCCGAAAAAGATATGCCTGGATGTTCGGGATACGCAGCGCCCATCGTAGGGCCTCCATGCGTAACGCCATAGACTTCCCGGGGCCCGCTGCCCCGCCAAATAGAATCTCATTCGCCGCACTCGCATGCAGGATGTTCTGCTTCCCATGTGCTACATACTTCATTGGTCTACTCCCCAGTCTTTTTCTTCTGATTCTTCCTCTTCGGTGCCGGCATGGGCTCCCGCATAATCATTAAGTGCGTTATGTCGCCCTCAAACTTTTCAGGCGCATATGTCCCTTCCATCTTATTTATTTCAGCAATAGCTCGAACCGGGTCCCGAAGAGATGCCTGCTTCACAATCTCGCCGGCTTCAGTGGTTGTCGTCCGCCACGATTCGACAGCCTCGGGATTTGGCGAGTCCTTGCTCAGACTGTACCAAGCGCCATCGGCACCGGACTCCAGGTAATCGGAATACTTGCCGCGGGCTATAGCCGACAGAATAGTTTTACGTTCCTTGATGTCGCAGATTGCCTTGGCGTCTATAATTTTATTCACCTTAGCAATAGCGGACTGAATGTCGGGTTTTGTAAGGTTTTCGGATCCGACGCTACGTGCCGATTTACGGGTATATCCAGCCCGAACCGCGGCAGCAGTAGCGTTGCCGGATTTCAAATACTCCAACACGAATTTGTGCTGCTTTAAAGTGATTTTCCGTTCAGACATATAACTTCGGGCTCCTTCTTTCGGACAGGTGCGGTTAGCAACTGCCCCCGCTTCACGTAGCGGCGGGCTGTCCGCTTGCTGACCGAGTAGGCGGCGGGCTGCCGTATCTTTTCAACCATATCGGCTTTGAGCGCCGGGATGATGGGCATAAGGTCGATGGGGTTCATGGTTTTACCGTTCTTGCAAGTTCTCGAATCACGTTGGCAACGACGTTGGGCCGGACTTCCTGCACATAATAGCCGCGTTCCCAACATCTACAGTGTGAACAACGGTGGCCATCTACGGCACCAGGGCGGCCATACTCACCACCGTGGCGGATGACCGTTTGACACTTCGGACAAGTGAACACCAGGTGGCAACCGTCCGGCTGACTCGTGCCGTTGGGTAGGCGTGGCGATTTCCAGCGACCTTCAGCCGTTACCATGAATACCGGGATGCCGTCGCGGTATCCGATAGGGCCGGGAATTGGTTGTTGATTTTGCCGTTTCATGTCTCTCCTTTTTGATTTTGTTACACTTGTTACAGGTTTTCCACTCACCCCTATATAACCTAATTAAATTAGGTTTCCATTCAGCGCTTTGGAAACATGTAACATTTGTAACAAGTCAATGTTTATAGGGGTTTGGTGCCCCCCCCCCCTCGTTAACGTCTTTTTAGACCGGTCACCCCTCGAAAGATGTTCCCTTCGATGCGTAAAACCTTCGACTCCGCACACGGAAAAACCGCCTCCAGCCGCGTGAAAAACTTGCCAGCACCCAGCGAACGGT